AGGGGAAAGGAGGAAAGCTCGGCCATGCGTAGCTCGCCTTCTTGCTGAGCAAGGGTTTGGCGCAATTGAATCTCTGCCATGTCGCCTGCGTTCTGCGCCTTGGCTCTTTCCATGTCTGTCTGCGCGCGAATCTGTGCAGCCTGGACACGCGGGTCAAGTGCCTGCTGTTGCTGCTGCGGGTTGGCCATCTGCTCTTTAATCTTCTCCAGCTCGTCTTCCGGCTTGAACACGTCCTTGGGATCGATGTGCTGTGCTTGCAATGCTTTCTCAAACAGCTTCTGCGTGTCCAGGTAAACACCAAATACCGGGTTAGCAGCAGCGGCAAGCAGGTTTAGAAACGACTGGTTCTGGATGTCGCGCACCAGCAGGGCACTAGAGCCGCGTGCGTCGACGCTGAAGTCACCCTTGATCTCTTCGTCCTCGCTGTACATCATGTTGTAGTCGTAGTACCGGCGGATGTGCGGCTTGGTGACCGAGTCATCGAACTGTTTGACCAGGCGGCGCAGGACCACGTTGGCGCTGTTCATCAGCATCTGCATGCCACCCACGGTGTCAGGCGCTGCGCCCTTCTCGCCCTGGGTGATTGCTGGCACGCCAGTCTCTTGGTCGGCCAGCTCCATGGCCATCTTGATGATGTTGGCCAGCTCGGCTTGGTGGCTGTTGAACTCGACAGCCGTAAAGGCTTTGCGCACGTCGTCCACGTCGTCGGTTGCGTACCAGATTTTGCGGGCACTGAGCTGCCACTGCTTGTCTGCTGGCTGGATCGTGCCAGCCTTGACAATGATCTGCGGGCCGCTGGTGACGCCCGAGTTGTCCATCATCTGACGCCATGCCGCATTGAGCACGCGCTGCTGCGCGCGCATGAGGTATGGCACACCGTAGCCCCACACGCTGCCTGCTACCTTCTCCCAGACAAAGAAGTCATAAGGCAAGTCGCCGCCTTCCAAGGGGTTCAGGAATGCCTTGACCACGGTGCTGTTGATCATTACGACGCATGCGCTGATGCTGCGCAGCTCGTCCTTCTCACCCACGTTGACGCCTGTGGCTTCCAGGTCTTCGTGCTCGACCTCGCCCCAGTAGGTCCACATCTCGTAGACGTCGCGTGCGATGTCGCGCTGGTCTTCGTCCTTCAGCTCCTGGAACGTGGCCGACTTCTTTGGACCTTCTTCCAGCACCTTGCGCAATTGCGCCTTCATAAAGCCCGGCTGCTTGGCCAGCTCACGCACCTGGCGCGACGTAAGCTGCTCGCGCTCATAGATGCCCTTGCCGTTGTGGATGCTGTCGCCGCAGCCCGGGTCTGGCCAGACGTTGCGCGGGTCGACGCTGAACGACGCGGGCTTGATCTCTTCGACGATCTCCAAGGTGTGAATCTGGTTGCCTTCCATGTCCCTGTACGGCTGCCAGGCTTTGCGCGTGCGGTTGGTGACGACAGGCCCCTTGACCACGCCGGTGCCCAGCACTGCTGAGTTGTGGATCACCTTGCGCACTTCGGCGTTGTAGTCGCACTCAATGAGCTGGTCGTTGATCTCCAACTGCATGGCCTCGGCCTTCTTGCGCGCCACATCCATGGCAGCCCGAGCAATGTCCTTCATGCGCAGCGGCTCCTGGGTATCAGGATTCAGCAGCGGCTCGCCTGTTTCCTTGTCACCCGCCATTTGCTCATCACGCGCCATGGTCATCAGATCAGGCTTAGGTGTGGGCTGGATACCCCAATTGCGGTCATCGGTGGGCAGCAGGATGTCGGCAAGGCGGGCCTCTGCCGCGTTGGACTTCTGACGTGTCAGACCAATGTAAACGGTTGACCGGTGAGGTTTGGCCTGCTGCGTGGTTACAGGGTAGCCCTGCTCCACGCTTGTCATCATCTGGCTGGCTGCCTTGTTGATGTTGTCCTTGGCGTTGTACTGGTCCTCGTCTTCGAGCCATCGCTTGTCCACGCCGTAGCTGTAGCGCGAACGAATCCACTCATCGCGCTGATGGCCCATGTTGGTGCCGAAGGTTTGCAGCTTCTCCTCCATGCGCTCCTTGGCTGCTTGCTGGTCTTCTTCGACCGGGGTGTCTTGCATCATCGTTATTTCCTCAGCATCTGATTGCCAATAAGGCCACCTGTCGGGGCTGCCTGACCGGCGACTGGCGGTCTAGCCAAGCCTTGGCCAAGAGCACCTGTCGGAACCTGGACGCCAGCTTGCTGCACGCCCAGGGCTTGAACTTTAGGACCGACTGGGGACGAACCCTCCATGGCGGTTACCGACGTGCCCATCGTCATCTTGCTTGGTTTGGCCATCTTGCCTTGGCCGTATGCGCTAAGGTCAATTGCCGGGGTCATGTAATCGGCGGGCATTTTGCTACTACCGGTACCGGGAACGGGAACGAGTGTTTGGATTTGAGCCGTAGGATGGCCCTGTCATCTGATTGCTGATGAGGCCCCCCGTGGTTGGTGCCGGAACAAAGGTTTTTTGGTTTTTGGCAGCGCCGCGCCTTATCCGCGCTAGGGCGTTTGTACCGCCGCCACCTGCGGCGCGAGCGGCAGCCGCCTCTCTTATAGGCCGCTCTATGGCCTCTCTTTCAGCAGCTCGCCTATCTGCTTCAGCAGCTCGTCTGGCCGCATCTTCAGCTTGCTGCCTAGCCATATCTTCCCTGATACGCGCATGTATATCGTCATGGTTCACGGCAATCTCCTCTACTACCGGTACCGGGAACGGGTGTTTGGATTTGAGCCGTAGGGTGACCCTGTCATCTGATCGCTGATAAGGCCCCCCGTGGTTGGTGCCGCAATGACGGACGCCCGGTTTTGGGCAGCGCCGCGCTTTATCCGCGCCAAGGCGTTTGTACCGCCGCCGCCACGCGCCCTATCGGCAGCGGCGTCATCCTTAGCTTTCTGTTCTTCAATTTGTTTAATCTTCTCCGGGGTAAGACCAGCAAACATACAAATTACCTCTCAGTATCCTGTGACTTCATCGAATACCCCAAATGCCGGGGCGACTGGTGGACGGTTGGTCCGTATCCTGGCTTCGGATTCTTCCTGTGTCTTGGCCATGCGGCGCATCATCAGCGCGTACCTGGTAGCGGACATCAGGTCATCGGTGAGCTTGACGACCATACCGTCCTTGCGGTGGTACAGGCGGAACTCCTCGAACCAATCTTCCAGGTGAGCGAACACTCGAAAGCGCATGGTCTGCATGCGTGTAAGCATGTCGGATAGCCCGGCCTCCACGCCGTTGCTGCCATCCTCAAATGTCGCTTTTTCCTTCAACAGGTTAAGCCCCTGGTCGCGGTATTGCTTGGCCAACTGCTCGCCCGATCCGCCCTTGTCCCGCTGCAAGCCATCGTGCGGCCATGCGATGGGCACCCACTCACCCCTGGCGCGAACAGCCATGGCGTGACCTGCGATGCCGGGCTCACTCTTGCGGTACGTGTCGGTGACGTAGATCGTGTCGCTGTCTCGGTCCCATGCCAGCCAAGCGGCTGCGGTCGGGTGGTCCACGCCGAAGTCGATGCCGGTGATGCGCGGCCAATGCGGCGGTATGGGGAAAGCTCGTATCTTGATCGCCTCTTCGGCAACTGGGAACACGCGCCCACTGCCCAGGATAGGAATGCCCTTTGCCCGGGCCTCTCGTTCGTGCTCTGGGTAGCTGGCGATGATCGCTTCGCGCTGCTCGTCCGTGTAATGCCCTGCGTCGTATATCGTCATGGTAGTGACGTTGGACCCGGCAGGCTTGTCGATGAGGAACCGCTTCACCACGTCGGACATGCCCAGCAATGGCGTGAAGGTGACGAACACCTGGCCATTGGTTGCCTGGGTACGGGTCAAGCCCTCCGAGTAGATCGACAGCGGTGGCTCCTCGTCGAACCAGACGAAGTCCACTGTGTCGGCCTGCCACTTCGTGCGGCCCTGGTCGTAGCTGTTGAACTGGATTACCGAGTCCTCGCCGCACTCATGGCGGACCACTACGCTGGACACGGCATCGGGCACGCCTTGCTTCATTGACGTGTCGCGCAGGCAAGCGTGCGGGATCGCGCCAGTGCCCCATTCGTCGCGCATCTCAGGCGGGCCAAGCAGAAGGCGCTGCACCCCTTTGCGTGTCAGCTCAGCAGACTCGGAGCCCACCATGCTGCGCGTGGCATAGGGGAAGCGTTTGCCCTTCCACCAATCAGGGTAACGACCCGTCGCGTGCATGGCGACCTCGAAAGCTCCGGCCACTGTCTTGCCAAGCTGGTTGCCTGCCATGAAGAGCCGTTCACGGAACGACGCGCCAGCGTTGTGGAACTCGACTTGCTTGGCATATGCCGAGTAAATCGCCAGGCGGTTGCGCTTTGCCCGGATGTCACGCAGGCGCATCAGCTCATAGACCTGGAGCTTCTCCTCCATCGTGAGCCTGCTGAGGTCCAGCTTGCTCAGGTCTATGTCGTCGATCTTCATTTCATCGCCTTGGCAAATAGCATCTCAAGACGGGAGTCGAGTTGCTCATTGGTCAGGTCCAGGTGGCCGGAGATTTTCATCTCGACCGCCTTCAGTTTGGGTTGCGTGTATTGCAGCATCTCATTGAGCATGCGCAGCTTGGTGTCTGGGTCCAGGGCGTCACGCATGATCGGTTTCTTGGTTTTCGGGTCGAGCTTTGGCGTGCCGCTGTTGTCGTAGATCGGCACCTGCTTCTTGAGGATGCTGATGATCTCCACGGCTGGGTCGTAGCCCTCATCGACCAGGGCCTGCGCCACGGCTTTGAGGTTGATCTTTAGCTCGCCGCCCTTCTTCGTGCTGCTTGACTTGTTCGAGGCGTGCGCTCTCCCAGGCTTGGCAACCGTCGGCACTTCCAAGTCGTCAAGCGTCGCCAGCTTGGGCGGCGCTCCGGCCAGGTCGGCATGGCGGGCGTTGGCTCGGCTTGCTTTCTTCACTGGTCAGTCCTTCATGTGCTTGCGCACCAGGCCATTGCGCTTGCTGATGCCCGCAGCCTTGGCCTTGGCGTCTGCCTTGGATGAAGCGCCCCAGGCATTCAGGCTCAGCAGCAGCCTGGTGGGCTCGCCGTCCTTGCGCTCTGGACCAGGCATGTTGCCCATCCTGGCCAAGAAGCTGGCCCGGCGCGGGTTGTCGCCTGACTTGACCGGGGCCTTCAGGTTCATGCCCTCAGCCTTGGCGCTGGCGCGGCCCTTCGCGTTCAAGCCCCCTTCGGGGTTCTTTCCCTCGGAGCGTTGCCAGGCTGGAGACTTCATCGCATGGCCTTGCCAATGATGCCCTTCTTGGCCGTCTTTGCAGACTCCACGAAGTCGGCCTTGCTTGGCGCACCCTTGGCACCTGGCTTGCGCATGCGCTCGTTAGAGCCCGCCGCGATCCTGGCACGTTTGGCCTGGATGTTGGCATACAAGCCGGGCTTCGTGGCCATTAGATTTTCCCAGGGATCAAGCCGCCGTTGAAGCCCATAGGCATCTTGGCCGTGCCGCCTTTGTACGCGGGCTGGGTTTCATTAGTGCCAGGCAGGGGCACCGAGACTTTGCTGGGGATCGTGCCAGCGCCCTGGGTTTGATTGCCGCCACCGCCAATGGCTGCACCGGTTTTCATAGGGTTGCCAGCGGCGCGCATGGTGTTACGGCTGGCGGGGTTGGAATAGTCTTGCATGGTCGTTCTCCGGGGTTTAGGCCATCAGGCCGGGTTGGGGTTTCCGCTGAGCGGCTTCTTCGTTCCAGGCTTGGCCATAGTCTTCTTCGCCTTCCATGGCCTGTTCCTGGGAACCTTCTCCACTTTCTTCGGCCAGCATCTGATCAACGTACTGGCGGCACTCCTCAATGGTTTCGCATTCATAAGGCTCGCCACCCTCGCTCGACTCGACGGTGGTTCGTCCATCGTCGCCGATGGTGATGGTGATTTGCTTCATGGGTTTTCCAATGAAAAAGCCGCCTTATCGGCGGCTCGGTTAGTCGGTTTCAGGAAGACGCATCTTCCCGCCCACATTCTAGGGGATTTCAGTTTCCAAGGTCAAGTGGCAAAACGCGGCCAAAAAATAGATGTGAAATCGCAATAACAGTTTGTAAAATAATTGACAGGCACTGTCAATGTCTTGTTATGATTGGGCTGTGCTCGGAAACGAGACGGCCCCGAAGGACCAGGGGGATACAAAAAGGGAACCAGCCGATTAAGCAGTACCCACCAGGGAACCTAAAGGCCAGACCGCTAAGACTCAGCCCCCCAGGCTGCCGAGTGCGAAGGAAGGATCAAAGGGCAGCGTGCTGCCTTTTGACGGTGTATCCAGGCGACCGACAACGGCCTGGTCTTTTGGAGATTGATATGAACCAGTTTGCCAATCACTACGGTTTCAGCGACGTTAACCCCTACGAGGTGGTCAAAGTCATCAGCGACAAAACCATCGAAGTACGCGAGATGGACGCCGAGCGCGACGACAGCGTCAAGCTCGACTTCCACGTCGGTGGCTTCAGCGCGCATTGCGTCAATCAATGCGACCAACGGTGGAACATCAACAGCAATCCCGGCAACCCCGTGGTGCGCATTCGCTTGGGCAAGCAAGGTTGGAAAGATGCACACGGTCGCAGATTCAGGTTGAACGACCAGCCCGTCAAGTTTTACGACTACAACTTCTGACCCCAGGGGCTTCGGCCCCGTCACCTAAGCCTGGCGTGCCGGGTTTAGGCGGTGTATCCAGGCGACCGATAACTGCCTGGTTTTTTGGAGAGTGCAATGCAGTACAAGAAAGCTGACATTCGCCCTGGCCTGTTGGTGGTGCGCGGTGAGCACCCTGACGCCCAGGTGTACACGGTTCGGGGCGTGCCGCAAGGCAACGCCGTTTACCTGGTGTGGTTCGAGGGCACACGTAAGTGTGGCCAGTGGGCCGATTACAGCGGCAGTTACAAGCCGACGCTGGAACAGATCGAATATTCGATCAACGCCAACGGTCGGTTGGCTGGCATCCTAGACGTCGCAGAAGTGACTTGCGAAGTAGCGTGATGGTTGGGGCTTCGGCCCCTTCCAATGCCCGGCGTGCCGGGTATTGGCGGTGTATCCAGGCGACCGACAACGGCCTGGTTTTTTGGAGAAAAGTATGCAAATCGAAAACATCCTTGGTCAAGTCGTTGACCGTATGGCCCAGGTCAAAGCTCAGATCGCCGATCTGAAAAAAGAAGAAGCCGCCTTGCGGCAAGAGCTGGTTGACTCCGGCGAGTCAGTGGTTGAGGGCCTGTTCTACCGCGCCGCTATCAGCGAGCCCGACGGCAAGATCAGCGTCGACTGGCAATCGATTGCGATGCACCTCAAGCCATCGCGCCAGTTGATCACCGCGCACACCAGCCAAGGTGAGTCCTTCACCGTGGTGCGCATCTCTGCGAGGAAGTCAGCATGAGAATCATCATCAACATCCGCGAGGTTTACGGGGTGCCTAAAGCCTACCCCGTGTGCGAACAAGCCAAACTGTTTGCTCGCATTGCAGGCACTGCGACTCTTACCAGCCAGGTCTTGGCTCTGATTGCCAAGATGGGGTACGAAGTCGAACTGGTCAATAAACTTAACTTGGAGTCAGTAGCATGAACGAACAAAACATGTACGGTTGCGATTTCGCTAAATTTCTTGACAACGTATTGCGGTCATCTACCTACAATTTTTCGGGGGCCAACATGGTGGTTGCCGGGTTGATGTCCGATGCCCAAGAGTTGATGGCCTACGGTGACGTCGAACGCGCTCGGCAAACCTTGAACCTTGCCAAGGCGGTGTTGTTCAAAGTGATGGAGGGCGAATTAGTTGGTGACGTTTCGCCACCCCCACCAAGCAAGCCAGTCTTCAGCAGAGAAGCCGCCCGCGCTCTGGAAAGCCGGCTCTCTCT